ATCGAGCGCCTAATCGCAAGGCGTGAGCAATTGATTGCAGGAGGTGCCCAGCCTGAAAGCTCTGCGCTTCAAGCCATCAGTGGACGTATTGCAAACTTGCAAGGCCGTGAAGTCAGTTTTGGTGAACAGCGAGAGGCTTATGCGCGAGATCAGTTTGGCAAGCCATTCGCACAACTGACTCAGGCTCAACAAAAGATCATCAATGACCGTGTAGACGAAGAGTCTCAAAAGCGTAAGCCAAGTATTACAAACGTGATGCCTAGACAAGAAGCCGGCGTTAACAAAAATAAAGTTGAGTTGGCAGGCCAAGTAGAGGCTAATGCTATCAATGCGACTGATCGGGTGACTCTGGCAAGAAATCTGCGGTCATTTTTGCCACAGGCGTTTACGGGTCTTGGCAGTGATGTCAAGCTAGAAGCCTCGCGATTCGCTGCGGCTCTTGGCATCCCGGTCACTGGAACAACTGAGTCACAGATCATTGATCAGATTTTAGGTCAGATGACCATCGGTGCTGCTGGCCAGCTTAAGGGCGCTTTGTCTGATAAAGACCGAGAGTTCTTGAAGCAAACGATTGGTACACGCGGTCTTACACGTTCTGCGCTTGAATTTGTGTCTCAGCGCATTGAGCGAGAAGCTCGTGTTGATGAACGACTTAACGAAGCAGTCCAAGCATGGCAAAAATCTGGTAAGAGCCTGAACGACTTTAACTTTGCGACGCAGCGCAGTGAGGCCGCTAGGCAAATTGATGCTGACATTAAGCGTTTGGAAGAACTCAGGCGCAAACAAAGGGGTGGATAAAATGGCACTGACTGAGCAAGAACGGCAAGAACTGGTTGAACTGGAGGCAGCCTATGGCCAACCAGAATCTGTGCTTAGCCCCAGATACCAGCCTCCTGGACTATTGCGGCAATTTGGACAGGCTACGTTGCAAACGCTTCCTGAAATTGGTGGCTTAGTTGGTGGCGTATTGGGCGCTGCAACCACAAGAAGCCCGATTGGAGCGCAGTCAGGAGCTGCGGCTGGAAGAACTGCTCTTGCATCATTAGGAAGAGGTTTGCTGGGCACCGGTGTTGGGACAGTATATGGCACGGCGCTTAAACAACAAGTAGACACAGTACTTGGTCGCCCACAGCCGCTTGAGAAAAATCTAGCCGAACAGTTGAGCAATGCGGCCACAAACGTAGCCTTGGATGCCGCTGGGAACCTTGTGTTTCAGTTGGCAGGCAAGGCATTTAAAGTTGCCCAAGAAGCCATTCCACCAACTGGTTTGTTTGGCGGAGGAGTTGGAGAAAAAGACTTGAAACTTCAAGTTCAAAAACTGCTAGAACGCGAAGGTGGAGGCCTGACACGTTATCAAGTCTCTGGTAGTCCGTTGGCCAGCGTCACTGAGTCTATTGGCCGCGCTGGAATTTCTGGACGACCAACGTTTACTCAATTGGAACAAGCGAACCTTAAAGCCTTGCAAACTTCGAGGGATCAGGTTCTAGATGAGGTCAGCACAAGATTTGTAGATGACATCAATTCTGGTGCCGCGTATAAAGACATCATCACGCGAGGACAGGAGGCTCTTAGTCAGACGGTCAAGCCGTTCTATGAGCAATTGCCTAAACGTGGTGGCAACATTCCTGTCGTGACGCAAAGCATTTCTCAATCAGCCAGTCAACAGTTGGCCAGGGCAGAGGCCATTTCTAAAACCGGTGATCCATCGTTGAGTCTTGGATCGGAGGTGGTCTCTGATCTGCGTAAACTTGCCGATTTGAAAGACAACATCAGTTTTGCAGAAGCGCATGAGTTTCGCTCCAAACTTGGTGAGCGTCTTCGTGCCGTGCGAGATGAGTTTGGCAAGAATTCTCCGCAGGTCGCGCTGTTGTCGCGCACCATGAAAGATATTGATGTTGCGATGGATGCCGCAGCATCACGCTTAGATCCTGCTTTAAAAGCTGAATACGATAGCACCTCCAAGTTTTACAAACAAGGGATAACAGAACTTTTCCCAAAAACACTGTCTAAGCTGGATAGAACTACTGCTGAACGATTGGGTGAAACCGTCTTTAGATCTGGCAATGTGTCTGAAGTTGTCGATTTCTATAAGTCTCTTGATAGGGCAAAGCAGCTAGATCCTAAGCTAGATGTTGCAGCCGTTAGGTCTGGCATTCAACGCGGATATCTTGCAAGCCAAATTGGTGAGGAAGGTACAGACTTCTCCGCAAATTCTTTGTTGACGCTTGGCAAGAAACTGCAAGAAGACAAGAAGTTCCGTAGAACATTTGATACGGCACTTGACCCAGAGGTAAGAAAGAATGTGGACTTGTTGATCAATGCGGTCAAATTGTCCCAACAGAAGCCACAAAACACCTTCTCTCTAGCAATCAACTCTGAACAGGCTGAAGGTGTGCGAGGTGTATTGCAAGGGCTTGTGGCTGCATCTGGTGCCTTGGGCGCATACAGTGAATTGGGCTTGGTTGGTGGAGTCGCCGCCGGAACTGGCATCTTGTTGACTCCACGGGTCATGGCAAAGTTTGCGACTAATCGCGAGGCTGTGAATTCATTGTTGGATGCAGAGCGTTCTTTCAGGAACTTGAGCAATCTCCCCGCTGATCAAAAGCAGCAGGCTGTTCTGAGAACAATCGCTCTTATGAACTCTGCATATGACAGAGCAGGTGTGACGGCGGCTGATTTGGCACCTCAACAGCCACCAGAAGCTGCGCCAGCGCAAGCACCTACGGGCGGCACCTTAACGCCTGAAGAGCAAGAAGAATTAAAAAAGTTGATGTCTCGTTATGAGCAGGAGTAACCAATGCTGTCACTATTCTCTACCCTAGGCGGCTTGCTGATCTCTGGCTTGCCCAAGCTGCTGGAGTTCTTTCAGAACAAGTCAGACCAGAAGCATGAGCTTGCCCTGGCCAGGATGCAAAATGAGCGTGAGTTGGCTATGGCTGCTCAGGGATATGCTGCTCAACAGCGCATCGAGGAGATCCGCACTGATCAGGTCATGATGCAGACCGAGGCGCAGATGACAGAGGCGGCTCTTAAACACGACGAGAAGGTGCTGGAGAAGGCCAGCCAATGGGTAGCTAACTATGTGGGCACTGTGAGGCCTACAGTGACTTATATTTTCGTCCTTGAGCTTCTGGCGATCAATGCGTTCTTGTGCTACTACCTGTACAAGAATCCTGGCATGATTACCAGCATTGACGACATCGTTAAGTACTCTGATCTGATCTTCAGCAGTGACGAGATGGCCATGCTGGGCGGCATCATTGGATTTTGGTTCGGGTCTCGTCAGTGGAGCAAGAAGTGATTGGTGTATACGCCATTGTCCATGCGCCTACTAATAAGGCATATGTGGGCAGTAGCAAAAACATCTCCAAGAGACTTGCTTGTCATGTTAGTTTTTTGCGGCTTGGAAAACATCATTGCGCACATCTTCAAAACGCGTATCGTCTGTACGGAGGGTCGGCATTTGCGTTTAAGGTTTTGACTACATGTGATACGCGAGAAGAAGCGCAAGAACTAGAGCAGGCGATGCTAGATATTTGGCATGGAGATTTATATAACGCGTCTAAAAGGGCAGATCACTTGCATCGCTTAGGCCGTCCGATGTCAGAAGAGGTCAAAGCAAAGATTGGTGCAAAAAACTCTGGCGTGGTAAGGTCTATTGAACAGCGCAAAAAAATATCACAATCTCTGAAACACCGGTATGCCACTGGCATGGTAAGCCCACAGCTTGGCAAAAAACACACTGAAGAGACTAAAGCAAAAATCAAAGCCAAACGCGCTCTGCAAGGAGCAACAAATATTGGATATGTGGCTTCGGAACAGACGCGCAAAAAACAATCAATGGCAAAAATTGGCAATCGATGCCATGCTAAAACCGTGTGCACTGACATTGCATGTTTTTTCGGTGTTGATACCGCTGCTAAGTATTACAAAGTTTCGACGCCAACATTGCGCAAAATGATGGCTCGCAACGGTTGGGAGTTTTATGAAAACTTCTGAAGCTGGTCTGCATCTAATGCACAAGTTTGAAGGGTTCAAAAACGTCCCTTATCTTTGCCCCGCTCACATATGGACGATTGGATGGGGCACTGTTCTGTATCAAGATCAAATTCGCTTGCCGATGGCACGGGTTGATGGGAAAAATGTCCCCGTGATTCGCAAAGAGTACCCACTTCGTTCGGAGCATAATCGTGTCTGGCCCAAGGAAGAACTGGTTGCGCTATTCAAGGCTGACCTCGCAAATTTTGAACGTGCTGTTTTACGACTTATTCCCGGCGTTGTTGGCTATCAAAGCCGGTTTGACGCTCTGGTCTGTCTGACCTACAACATCGGAGCGGGCAACCTCCAGCGAAGCACCATCCGCATGAAGGCCAACCGTGGCGAGTGGGAAGAGGCTGCGGAGGCTTTCATGCAGTGGACTAAGGGTGGCGGCAAAGAGCTACCTGGGCTTGTCAGGCGACGCAAAGACGAGAGAAGCCTCTTTCTCTCTGACAACTGATCTGTAGGCTTGCAGAGCTGATCGCAGATCGTTTCTCATGTAGGCGATTTCTTGCTCTAGATCGTTGATCTTTTGGAGCGAGTCATGCGCGAACTTGATCAACTGATCCGTTGGCCAGCTTGCGAAATCTTGCTCCTCCGTGGCTTTTTTTGGCGACTGGGTGTTCTTCTGTGTGGAAGCTATGCTCATTACCGCATTTCCTGTATCTGTACACTGATCCGTTTCTTTGGACTGTTGTCTCGACTGTTGTCCATGTTCCGCAAACTGGGCACTTCATCTTGTGGTCTCCAACCGAATTTTCTCCATGTTCGCTGCACGTCTGTGGCGGCTGCCGGAATGTACTTGAATTTTGGGTCTAAGATGTTCTTCATAAAATTCCCACAAGGATAAAGAAGATTAGGACTGCTGTTGAGATGAGTAGCAGTCTGCCTTTGAGTAGCGATGTTGGCCTAGGAGGATTGGTGAACATGGTTCCTCCACGGGCACTCTCTGCCCTGGTTGCACTTGTGATTGCACGGTGGGCATCCCCAGTCATCAAATAGCGGCATCTTGTCCTTGCCGATGTCTCTGATGGCCTGGGCGTTTGCTTGCAGCAGGTTGCGAAAGAGAGGGTTTGTCGCGTGCATGGCGTTGTCTTCCAGGAGTGCTGCACACGCATTGCGAGCCTCCTGCGCCGCGATGCACTCAATCGTCCTAGCGAATGAATGCACCTCCTGGTGCTCACGCCAGAGTTTTGCGATTTCTTCGTTGGTCATGCTTGCCCCCTTGCTTCCATCAGAGTTGCAATACACCCGCCGTAGTTTGAGCCCGGATGGTCAACGTCCCACTTCCTTGCGATTGCTGCGCAGGCGTTGCGCTCGGCCGCGGCAACAAGGGCGGCGAATCGTTCAACAGCGGCAATGCGCTCATCGCTAGTCAGCCACAAATCAGCCTCCCGCGCCATGCGGATCACTTGTTCGCGTTCCATACACGCCCCTTTCCAATTGCCCATACAAGGCGCTGAGAAATACCCCAGAACCTTGCAACCCACCGCTGTGAGCGACCAGTTTCCAACTGCAACCGAATGCTTCCAGCATCCGCTTGCGTCAGCCGCCTACCCGACCGCCCGCGTTGAGTACGCTCTCTCATGTTCTCAGCTTGTGTTCCGGCGTGGAGATGAGATGGGTTAACGCATGAAGGGTTGTCGCAATCGTGCAGCACCTTAATTCCAAGCAACGATTTTCCAGACGCGGCGGCATAGAACAACCTATGCGCTCGATCCATGCGCTTGCCATCCCAAAGCATTCCGTACCCATGCTTGTCCGTGGAAGCCGTCCAAAGCCAGCAGCCAGACATAGGTTCAGCAGAAAACTTGTCTGCGTGTTTTGAAATGATGTCTTCTTTCATGTGTTTCCTTAGTTGATAACGTGCATCTGGCCTGCCAGCAAACCATCTTGACAACTTACGGTCATCGTCTTGCAGCAAGCCCGGAGGCCAGCCAGTTTTCATGTGTTCTTCTCCTTGAGTTAATCGTCATACCCCCACGCGTTTCCAGCCCACCCATTGTTGGGTTCTTCGCGCATGTATTTATCCGCTGCCGCATTTCGTTCTTCCTGCGTGGTGGCGCGTGACGGCTTGCCGCCGTTGTATTCTTTTCTGTTGGCGCAGTGGAGGCGGTTCGTGCAGTTGCCGTTCTTCACGGGCCAGTTACACAAATAACAGTTCAGCATGTGTTCTTCTCCCTGTTGGGCCACTCTGCCCATAAGATGGGCTTGCCAATTGCGCCCTCTTTGTCCATCACCATGTCAACGAAATCAGTCGGTGATACTTGCATAGGTGCTGGCTGTGTTTCGGGCAAGGCCGCCTCCATCCTCATACTTACGCCGCATACATCACATGTGTATGTGGCCACAGGCTCCTGCTTCTCTGCCTGCTCGATGGCGGTACGGAGGGCGGCAAACGCTTTATGCCAACGCTGCTGAATGGGGCATGTCTCCCCGATTTCGTGGCGGTCTTTCTTTTCGTGGTGCGCCGCTTCGCAGATTAGATCAGCACCCATCAGTCCCATCGCATCCAGCACATGCTTCATTGCTTCGATGCTCATTTCGTTTCTCCTGTGTTCTTCTCGCGCAGCTTAGCTTCGGCTACACGCGCCCCTTCAGTGAACCAATCCATCTGGCCGCCGCTTCCGCGAAACGGAGATTCACGCCACAGCTTGTGCAGTTCCTCATCCGTCAGCCCAACCCATTGCCGCTGTGCTGCGGGTGGGGTGGTGTAAAGGCGTTGATCGGTGCTTTTTATGTCACGGTTTCTCACCAATGTTGCCAACCCATCTCGAATCACCACACTGCCCAAAGGCTCCTGCTGTGCTGGCTCTCTTTGCGCTATAGGCTCTCCTTTGTCAAACAAAACTTCACGCAGCACCCAACCTTCCTGCTTCTCAGCGGCCTTGATGGCGGCGCGGAGAGCGGCGATGGCCGTTTTTTGCAATTCCCAGAAACCAAATTCATCGGCAGTTCCCAGCGCCTCGTGCGCCTGTTTCATTACTTCGATGCTCATTCGACCCGCCACATTCTGATGGCTCCGTCGTCCATCTTGCGACTGACAAACTTGACCTTGTGCTTTTGTGCGTATCGTTTTGCGGCCACTGATGCGGTGCTGCGCTTGATATTGGAAGGGATCAAGAAACTGTCTCCAATCTGCATCTGGGAGAACGGGAAAATTCCTGGCATTGGGATGTTCTTCTCGACTTTCACTTCCTACTCCGTTTCATCTTGGGCATGTCAACAGTGACATCACGAGGGTTTGTGCCTTCATAAGCGCCTGCTCGCTGGGCTAATGATGGGTATGGCTCTACGCCGGTCTTGCGCTTGTCGTTAAGGACTCTAGAGGCCTGATAAGAGCGTTTCCTATCAGTCTCTAGATCTCTGAACGACAGTTGAGCCTTGTAGTTTTTGTCAAATGGGTTCATGAGAGGTTGGCCTACTCGCTGCGTCTGCGCTTATCAGCCGATATGGCTGTTGGTCACCGGCACGTCTCCCGATAGGGCGCAGCATCCGCTTTCGGCCATTGATCAGAAGCAGTTGGTTGTGCAGTTACCAAAATAGCAACATGTAGTGCATGTCACCATACGGCCATTCATGGTGTAGGTATGGGTAGAGCAAGATGCCCAGGCTCCGGTGGTTACCAGAGCGATTCCAAGGGCTGCAAAGATCTTCTTCATGCTGCCACCTCGCTAATTTTGAGTTGAGTCTTCTCCAGGGCGTCGATCAGCTCTTCCACCTGACCTTTGTCAAGCGCGACGTTCATCGATCCGTTGCCGCAATAGATAGACAGCAGAATCCTGTTTTGATTAACAAAAGACACGAAGACGTTTTGCTCTCCGTTCTTGACTTTGATTGAGATGGTCTGATGAGTCATGATTTCTCCAATGTGTAGTACCAATTTGAACCCCTGCGCTGGCAGGAAATGTTGATGCCGTTCTGCCGCAACTCAGAGATGATTGAGTTGACGGCACAGACATTTGCGTTTCTGATGATGTCCAGAGTGGTGAACTCGCCACCTACTTGCAGCAACTTCAACACCCTGTTCAGCCTATCGCTTTTCTCAAGACTGGCGCAGTTCATGATCAGAAGTCAACGTCGTCGTTGAAATCTGGCTTTGGTTGACGCACAGGACGAGCCTGGGCATCTTCCTTCTTAGGGTCGTTGATGTACGCCCAACCATCCCAGCCGCCCTCTTTGAGAGGGATGCTGTCGATCTTGAGCATCGGGCCGTTCTTTGTCTCAATGATCAAACCGATGCGGTTGTAACGTTTCTTGACCTCGCCCTGGGCGTTTTTGTACTCACCTGTGACGCAGGAAATCTCTTTCAACACTTTGCTCATCTTTACTCTCCAATTTTCAGTTTCAACGCTTGCACTTTTTCTTCCACTTCGGCCAAGAATTTATTGACTTCAGTTTCAGCCTCTCCGATCCACTTGTCATCCCGATTAACCCGATGTATGAACAACTGGGCTTTGGCGGGGAACCTGGGATCAAACACCACATAGTCGCACCACTGCCGGTCAGCACAGCGCATCTGCCACTGCATCTGAGCGTAGTACTGGCCCGACACTGGATTTGCTGACAGCAGCACTTCCAGGTGGGTCTTGGACTCTGGGCACTTGATCTCGACCATGCCATCATCCCCAACAAGGCCATCAGGAGACGCTCCAGCCATCTCAATCGTCGGGTGATGGATAAAGCCTACCTCCTCGACCAGAACGCCTCTATAGGCCTCGTATGCGGCTCTAGCAAACTGCTCTTGCTCAATGCCCCACTGGATAGCGGCGCTGGTGTAACCCTCTGCTCGCTGGCCTGTGATGCGCTCCAGGACTAGCTGGGTCATGTAGTGACCGCGAGCAGCACCGTAGCCGGTCTTGGTCTTGACCATGACTTTGTGCAGATTGCTGGCGGTTACTTTCCCGCATCTGGCGTTGTGCCATGCTTCTGTGCGCTGCTCATCCATTGGATTGCCTCGCTTTCATCATGGCATTTGCTTGTTTGTATGCGGCGTAAGCCGTTTCTTCAAAGTTCATGTATTTTCGCCAATCAGGGTCTGACAGCAGTCCTTGCATCGCCTTGGCCGCAAAGTAGTCGCGCAACGTCATGCCACACCACTCATGATCGTGATTGATGACAACCTCAGGATCTACTGGGAAAGCTGGTTTTATGTAGTCTTTCATGCTGCTTTCTCCTGCTTGGCAGCGTCTTTCAGACTGGCTTGGTGCTTGGCCCAGAACCTGGACTTTGCGGCTGAGACTGGGATCTCTTTGAATGCAGCCTCCAGTGCGCTCATTCCGTCAAATGCAGCCTCACGCAATGCCTCCAGATGCTTCTCTTCAAAAGCCTCGTCTTCTGCATCTGTTGGCGATGGTGCACCCTGTGGCAGATCCTCACCGGCATAGATGTACAGCCCCAGGCCGTGTAGGCTCAGAGCCTTGGTCATGCAGCGCATGATGGCGGTGTTGACCTGGAAGGCATCCGGGTTGGGGATCGCCTTGTTGCGGTGATCCATAACTGGAAGCTGGCAGGTCATGGGCTTGCCAAAGATCGTCACTGTGACCCAGACCAGCGCAGTGCCTCCTGGCAGGGTCATGAACGGCTCTTCGGTGTACTGATCGCGCTTGAATGTCTCCACCTTGAAGGTGGCGGCTGGATCAGCCTTCAGCGCTTCTGCCCAGGCCCAAGCCCACGATAAGTAGGTCAGGTTGGACTTCTTCTCGGTATGCTCGTTGACGTTAGTCTTGAGCAGGTTCTCGATACTCATCTTCTCTCCTTAAAGACCGCTGCGGGATGCTGCGGCATGGGCTTGATTGTACAGTTATCTAAACGACACACAAGACTTTTTCATAGGGACTAACCCTAGCCTGGGTCTGGTAGATGTAGAGTACACTGTACGGATGACCAAAGAAGAGGCGATCAAACTGGCGGGTTCGCAGGCCGAGCTAGCGCGCATCCTGGGAGTGACCAGGGGAGCGGTGAACCAGTGGGTGAGAATGCCTAAGGGCAGGGTCTATCAGTTGATGGTCATCAAACCCGAGTGGTTTGTAGGGGCTTGACAAGTCCACAGAAATCCTAGACACTCCATTTCGTTGCCGTGGAAAGCGACAAGTGAAGGCCGGTTACTCATGCTCTCGCCCTTGGTTCAAATCCTAAGTCCTCTC